GTATGAAAAGTAAATTAAAAATGATGAAGCGAGCAGATGGCTCGTATTCTCCACGCGGTTTATGGGACAATATTCGTGCTAACAAAGGAAGTGGTAAGAAACCAACTGCCGAAATGTTAAAGCAAGAAAAGAAAATTAAATCAGAAGAAAAGAAATAGTTATGGCTGGAGCTTGGCAACGTAAAGAAGGTAAAAATCCTGAAGGCGGATTAAACGCTAAAGGCAGAGCATCTTATAATTCTGAAACTGGTGGCAATTTAAAAGCTCCGGTTAAGTCTGGTGTTAATCCTCGTAGAGTTTCTTTTGCAGCTCGCTTTGCTGGTATGCTTGGGGCAATGAAAAAACCAAATGGCGAACCAACAAGGAAAGCCCTAGCATTAAAAGCTTGGGGGTTTGGTAGCGTTGAAGCTGCTCGCAAATTTGCTAATGCGCATAAAAAATCTTAATTATTGGTTTACCCAATGGTTATTGTGCATTTCCCACCAAAAAGTAAGGTCTTCGGTTTGATCATCATAGTATTGACCTACAAAATCAGACTTCCATTTACTATGTATATTTTCAAACATTGTTAATGTTAATACTGGTTGCGTAATATTCAATTCATTTTTTATTATATCTACCACTTTCATATAATTACCTCCCCTGATTACTCCCGCTTCTACTAATAGTATTATTTTATCTCCTATACTATCTGCATGGATTTTAAACATATCATGAATTTCTTTTACAAACTTTTCATCAAACGATTGGTCTGGATATGGTACATCTACACCAAATCCGCTACATATTTCTCCGTTGTTTGTTAATTGGTGACGAAGATATTGACCTATTACAGATGAATAATCTGTTGACACTGTTACTATCAATACGTTTGATGCATTTAAATCATGAGATAATAAAGTATTTTTTAAATCATTCATTAAACAAAGTTCTGTATCCCATTCTACTTTAAATTCTTTACGCATTATATTATTAAGGTTTAACTTCCTTTTGTTGATCTAAAATTGCTCTACCCTTATCTGATAATGGTCTAGCATATATTCTTAATTTCTTTTGTGTAGTTGGGCATACAAAAGTTAAACCTGCATCTAAATAAGATTTTATTACTAATTCTAAAACTCCATCAGCATCTTCACTTGCGCCAATTACATGGGGTTCATCATAATCAAATTGCATACAGAAATCGCATCCGTTTAATGGTTCTGCATTTTGCGGAAGGTTTAATTGTTTTTCTTTTTTAGCTTTTGCCATTATTAAAGTTTTTATGGGTGTTTTCAATATCTTGTAAAAATTCTCTTGCTTTTTCTACTTTTTGCTCAATGCGTAAAATATCATCTTCGTTTCTACTAACGTCATACATTAGTATTCTTTCTTCCATAGCTATATCATCAAACTTCATGTTTAATTCTAACTTCATAGCTTCTCTTACAAACTCTGGGCTTTCTTCTGAAATTACATCTAACTTTTTAAGTAAGTAATATTTCTCTTGTTGGATTATATTATCAGGTGTATTTACAAGACAATAAGCAATAGTAGCTTTGGTTTTACCTGTAAGCCACATATATGACATCATTTGCCAATAGTATAAATTATCAAGTTTATCTGGGATATTACCTAAGAATGTCCATAGGTCATAGCTAGATTTAATATCAATAATTCCATCATCAATAATATCTGGTAGCCCTGTTATGTATTTATTTGAAAATCTTTCCGTATTTTTAGCAAAAGGTTTTTTTAAGAACATAGACAATAAATCAATCGATTCTTGCTCTACTTCAATACCTTTTTTCATTTGCTTTGTTTGAATATCTTTACTCCTATTATACTTATTAGAAATATAAACATCAAGCAAATGTCTTTGTGCGGTCTTAGAAAGTAACCCAGCTTCTTTGTCCGCTTTGGTTACCGGTTCGGTCATTATATACCCTACAGAGCTTGCTCTGATTAGCGTTTCATTCCAATTCATAGTTATAAAGATTTATGTTTAGCGTTATAAGATTCCAATACTTCTGGATTATTTTTAGCCATTAATTCCCAAGCTCTTAACTCCTCTTTAGTCTTGCAAGCATTTATAAACTCTATTGTTTTTTCAGCTAAAGATTTTTTAGATTGGGTAGGAATAATTTCATCTGGGACTTCTTGGTAAAATTCGTTTAAATCTTTTAATTTAATTACATTTTGCTTGTGATATTCTTCTACAAGTTCTCTTGCGTAATCAAGAGCTTTATTAGCAGATTCGCCTTCATTAAGGGCAAATTCAACACCAATTTTTTCAGAAGAATAGTTTCCTAGGTTAAATGTTCTAGTGTAGTTAATCGTTTGTATATGCATAATATTGGTTTATTTTATTCTGGTTACAGTAGTAGTGTTATCAGTAGCTTTAATCTTAAATAATTTATCTTTGTGAGCGTCTTTTTTCTTTAAATTGGATACCATAACCATTACGGAAGTATATGGATTATCTAACCTAAGATGTTCGCCTAATGTTAAGTCAGCAACCTTACTGGAAACTGAATCGGGGGAAATGCTTCTTGCCATGTTGTGTGTTTTGGAACAAAATTAATTTAATTAATTTAATTAAAAAAATAAATTTAATTAAATTTTTGTATATATTTGTATCCGCATAAGACATAGTTAAAGGTTTAACTGGTATCGCTCCTAAGTTTCTACTTGGGAGCCTTTTTTTGCTTATTTGTCAAGTTATAGCTTTACGACAGGGGGAGGACTTGCGTAGTTTGACTACCAACAATTAACAAATTTTGTTACAAGTCTATATAAATCAGTAACATATTTGCCCTAATTCCATTACAACATTTTACATATTGCACCTAAAACATTGTACAATGTTACCAATTTGGTTACAAAAGTTCGCTAATAGTAAACTTTATCAATCATAAAAGTTACCCAATAAGGCAACTTTGAGCCGAATATGATTGATAACCGGCTCATTTATGATTTAAAAAACCCCATGTCATTCTAAAACATGGGGCTAAACTACTAAATCTACAAACTATGATAACCACCGTAAAAATACAATTATTTTTCAATAAATTTCTTTTTTACCAAGTTTAGCTTTGCCCTGTATTCTAGGATTAAGCCTTTTAGCTCATCTTTTGTAGGTTTTGCTGTTTGCCTAGCTGTTTCTCTTAAATAATCTACCACAGCATTATTTTCTTCGTGTAATTTGTATTCAAACTCTTCTATATTACCAGTTTTAAAGTAATTACATTCCATACATTGTGGTCTGCAATTTTGTTCCATCCATCTAGTACTTAAATTCGACCTACCCATAAAATGACCGCATTGTATTTCTGCAATCATATGTTTTTTACCACAAGTATAACATTCAACCATACCTGTTTTATCTGCATATCTATTTCTAATGTATTGACTAAATACATGGTCAAGGTCTTGAACAAGATTCTGAAAACTTTCTGTATCATCTTCAAATTCTTCCATTCTTTTTTGCGTAGAATGTACGGTGGCGCATTGTTTACACATCTTTTTGGAAAACCAATAATCAATATTGCCACAATTAACACAACGCTTTTTCTTTGTTATTATTGTACTATTGTATGCCATCTTTTTTTATTTTATTTCTTTCTTGATTTTTAATTACTGGTTTATTTAATTTTTCTTGACCTTTTTTACTAATGTATAACATCTGTATGTCAAAGTAAAAATCTTCTTTATCATCTTTAGTTAAGTCAGGATGATTTTTAATCCTGTGCATTATTTCATCTTCGGTTATCCATCTTTCCATTTGTGTAGTTTGTTATTTATAAATCTATATTTGCCAATATATTTTCCTTCTTTCCAAACTTCAATAACTAAATCTAATCTTTTAGCCATTTCGTATATTAGTTCTTTGTTTTCCATTTGCAAAGCTAATTAATCAAAATTAAATAAAAAAATAAAATATTTAAAAAATATATTTTGAAATATGAAATAATAGCTTTTATTTTGTGCATTAATCAAAAATCAAATAAATGGCAAAAGTTAAAACTGATGTAAAAGATGAAATTCTTTTATATTTAGAAACTGAGGAAAGAAACCTAGCTTGGTTGTCTAGAAAGACAGATATACCATATGGTAGTCTTTATTCTATTTTTATACATAGAATAATGGTTTTGTCAGATTCAAATCTAGCAAAAATAAACAAAGCTTTAGATACCGATTTTATTAACGATTAAATAAATTCTAAATGGCTCGCCCAATAAAGAATTACTGTGATTATTTCCCTCACGATAGAGATATGCGAAACCATAGAAAGGTTAAAGCTATTCGTACAAAGTTTGGAGTTACTGGCTATGCTATATGGTCTATGACTTTAGAATATTTGACAGGCATTGATGGTAATGTTTTAGAATATTCAGATGTAGAATTTGAATTAATGGCTGGTGATTTTGGAGTTTCTGCCACAGAAATACGGGATGTACTGGATTACTGCATTAAGTTGGAGATGTTATTCCTAAATAATGGCTTTATTAACTCAGAATCACTTGATGAAAGACTAGTACCTGTTTACGAAAAAAGAGGTCGCAGTAAGGATAATAGTAAGAAACAACAGCGTGTGAACGGTAAATTTGTTAGCATTAATACCGTTAGTAACGGAGTTTCTGTGGCAGAAAAACCGCAAAGTAAAGTAAATAAAAGTAAAGTAAAAGAAACTATACCAAGTATAGAGGAGTTTTTGTCTTTTTGCAAGGATGATATGGTAAAGAATAATATGAATTTCAATTTGTACGAATACTCGTTAAAATCAAAATACGAGTCTTGGGTCGAAAATGGGTGGAAAGATGGTCATAATAACATAATAAAGCTATGGAAGTCTAAAATTCGCAACACTATACCACATTTAAGACCTATGCAGACACTTTCTAATAAAAGTGGAGGGAAGTATCAAAATGAATTAGAAACCGCTAGAAACGCCTTTAAACCAATTTCTGAATAATGATAACAATTTTTAAAAACATCTTTTCTAAGGAACCAAATTACATTTCTGTTGAAGCCGCGTTAAAAAGAATACAAGAAGGTAAAAGTAAATCAACCGTATCTGAAATTAGAGGAACAATTGATAAAGAAAAAGCAAATAAGATAAAACTTAACCTTCCTTCGGTGTGTTTTAGTGGTAAATTTGGCCCTGATAGAACTGATGCTCAGTTAATTAAGCATAGTGGGTATATAGTTTTGGATTTTGACAATGTATTTGAGCTTAGAGATAAGCAAAATGAAATTATTTCACATCCATTTGTTTACGCTTGTTGGATTAGCCCTTCTGGAAATGGACTAAAAGCTTTGGTAAAAGTAGCAAATGGTGAAAAACATAGAGAACATTTCCAAGCATTACAAGAAGTGTTTCCAGAAATTGACCGAAGCGGAATTAACCAAAGCAGAGTATGTTATGAAAGTTACGACCCCGAAATTTACATAAACGACAAGGCTGAAATTTTTAAGAAGATTAAAAAAACCGAAAAGGTTGTTGTTTATGAGAAAAACGATGATGACCAAAAAATATTTAAGAATGTTTTGACTTGGTTATCTAATAAAAATGAGGCTTTTGTTACGGGAGAAAGAAATAATTTTATATTCAAGTTAGCTTCAGCTTGTTGTCGTTTTGGTATTAATGAAACTGCAGCAAATTCTATGATTCATATGGAATTTATTACCAATTCAGAGTTCACAAAAAGCGAAGCAGATAGAGCAATACGTTCTGCATATAAGGCAAATTCAAAAAACTTTGGAAGTGCATCATTTGATAAAGAAATATTAGTTGATAAAGTTTCTAGAAAGGAAATAGAGGTAGAGAAAGCTGTATTTGATGAAGGATTAAAACTGAAAGATGTTATTTATGGAATTGATGTAAAAGAACAAGCTTTAAGAATTTATGATGAAGGGTATGCTAAAGTAGATGGTATCGGAGTCCCCGATTTGGATGACAAGTTTAAACCAAAGAGAGGAGAGATTACAGTTCTTACTGGTATTGGTAACTATGGTAAATCTTCGTTTAAAAAATGGTACCAAGCTATGCGTATAATGCTATACGGAGAAAAGTTTGCTACATTTTCACCAGAAGATAACCCACCAGAAGAATACTACCATGATTTTGTAGAGATTATTTTAGGATGTGATTGTAGTCCTGCAAATCCACATAGACCATCTAAGCAAGTTTATGAATATGTTTA